CCAATAGCACACTATACTAATACTGAATCATGGAATGGTTCATCTTGGACAGAAGTTAATGATTTAGCCACTAAACGTGCTTATCTTGCAGGTGCAGGAAGTTCTACGGATGCAATTGCATTGGGGGGACTTACATTTCCAGGTGCGCCAACTAATGCTAGTAATATAATTGATGGTGTTGAACATTTTGATGGTACATCTTGGTCTGAATCTAATCCGATGAATAGAGCGAGATATAGAGGAAATAGTGCAGGTGCGGCCAGTTCATCAAGTTTTATTGCTGGTGGTTTTGGTCTTGGAAAGGCATCGACAGAGGAGTGTGTTGTATCTGATACAATTAGTGCTGAATCAAAATTATCGACCTAATTTAGATATAAATATAATTATAGAATTTACATTATAGGAGTTTGATGTGAAAAAAGAAAATCTAAAAAGCCTTATTGAAAAAGAAAGTGAAAATTTAAATAATCTTTTAGAAATAGAAGATTTAAAAGAATTTAAAATGATGACTTCCGAGTTAAGAGATACTTGGAATAAAAAACAAATGTTTCGTACAGAAACAGAAGCAAGATTTTCTGTTCTTCAAGACAATCGTTATCCCACTAAAGCTGAAAAATACTGGCAATGTGTTAGAGAACAATCAAGTTATCTAGATAATCTTATGATTTTGTCTTTTGAATATAGAAGAAATCAAGCAAAAATTAATGAATTAGAAGAACAAATAAAAACAGAAGAAGATAGACATAAAAAAGTTAATCTTGAAATTGATTTAGATGAATGTCGTTATGGCAAGGCGTCCATGGAAAGACAAGCTCATCATAGAATGAGAGAACTTAAAATGTGGTCTAAACTTAAAAAAGAATTTGATGATGGTTCATTTGATACACAAGATGTTAATAAACATCAATTAGAATCTTATGGTATGCAATATGCAGAAAAATTAAAACATTTAAATGAAAGCTCATCAGATGTTGATAAATTTAATGTAATAGGACAATTACAATCATTACAAAGAATTAAAAAATCTGGTGAATTATTATCTAATGAAGAAAAAGAAAAATTAAATCATGAAAAAAATGATAGTGAAAAATAGTTTTTAGTTTTTTATTTTTGTTATGAAATTTCAACCGATACATTTAGGTCAATCTATTTTAAAATATCAAGTTCCCTATGATATTTTTAGAACAATTAATGTAATTTATGAAGCTTATTTAAAAAAGTTACCTAAAGCAAATAACCACCTAATAGGAAAAATAAAAAACGAACATTCTCTTTTTTATAGTAGAGATGATAAAGATGTTAAAAAACATAATTTTTTAACTAAAGAAGTGTATGAATGGTTTAAATATATTTTTTTACATTATTTAACTTATAATAAAATTGTTTATCACACAATTAATATTGATTCTATTTGGATAAATGAAATGAAAGAGTATGAATATAATCCTGCTCATGTGCATAAGGGTAATCTATCTACAGGCCTATCTAGTGTTTTAGTGTTAAAATTACCTAGTACCTATGGTAAAGAATATTCAAGAGAAGATTTTCCAACGAATGGAAAACTACAACTTTTTGGTTCATCATCTGGACAGTTTGCTAAAGTAGATTATGAACCTGAAATGAAAGTAGGAGATTTTTATGTTTTTCCTTATGATATGAGACATTGTGTTTATCCATTTAATGAAACAAATGAAACAAGAAGAACATTGGCTGCAAACTGTGATGTTGATTATAGCAGAATACAAAGCACAGGAGTTAAATAATGACTATAGAAAATAAGTATTATAATAAACCTAGAGTTATAACTGAACCAAGGTGGAAATCTTATGTTGCAGAAACCACCATTCCTATTTTTACTCCTGAACGGTGTCAAGATATAATAAATTTAGGTCGTTCAATGCCACCAAAAATGGGTAGTGTAGGTGGTAAAGAAGGTGTTGTTGAAGATAAAAGATTAAGTCATATTTCTTGGATACCTTTTGATAGTTTGCCACCTATGTATTATGTGATAGAAGATTTTATGAAAAAAACAAATGCAAATCATTTTGGATTTGAAGATATGCAATTAACTGAACTTGCACAATATACAGAATATTCAAATGGTGGATTTTATGAGTGGCATATGGATAATGATATTCATTTTGCAACAGGTGAATCTCCTGTTAGAAAAATATCAATGTCTTTATTATTAAATCATGAAAGTGAGTTTGAGGGCGGAGAATTGGAGTTAGGTGAAGAAGATAATGTAGCAAAACTTAGACAAGGTCATGCTATTTTCTTTGCTTCTTTTTTAAGACATAGAGTTAAACCTGTAACTAAAGGCACAAGAAAATCATTAGTTATGTGGTTTGGAGGCACACCTTTTAAATGATTAGAGAATTACATTTTCCAACACCAATTTACATATTTGACCATAATGACCCTTCATTAAATGTTCAGTTAGAAAAAGACATTTTAAATTGGATGAATGAAGATAAGGGCGTTTCTAAAACAAACATTAAAGGTTGGCACTCACCCACAGATATGCACAAAAAACCAGAATATAGAAGACTGGTACAAGGATTGTTTGAAGCACAATTTAAAATTTTTGAAGAAGAAAACTTAGCTAGTGAACCTTTTTTAGGCAATATGTGGGCAAATGTAAATCCGCCAGGTGGTATGAATAGAGCTCATATTCATCCTAATTCTTTGTGGTCGGGTGTATACTATGTCAAGGCACCTGAAAATTCTGGAGACTTAAAAATAGATGATTCTAGAACAGCTGGAGCTATGATGGTACCTACTTTAAAAGATTCTGATAAACCCATGCCTATGAGATTGTGGAGAGAAACACACTACAAACCTGTGGCAGGTCGTTGTATTATGTTTCCCTCTTGGTTAATGCATTGTGTAGACCCAAATGATTCAAATGATTTAAGAATATCTGTATCATTTAACTTTTTACAAAAAAACTTTACGGTATAAAAATATGTTTAAAGAAAAAAAATATGAAGTAATTAAAAATGCAATTTCTTATGAATTAGCAAATTTTGTTTATAACTATCTATTACTTAGGAGAGACGCTTCTAAATTTATATATGAAAAAAACATTTCAATAGAGGGCATGCACTATGGAACTTGGAAAGACCCCCAAGTGCCTGATGTTTATAGTGAATATTCAGATATGGTTATGGAAACTTTAATGATGAAATGTTTACCTGTATTAGAAGAAAAAACAGGATTTAGTTTAGTTCCTAATTATTCTTATACGAGAGTATATGAAAAAGGCTCTATATTGAAAAGACACAAAGATAGAAAAAGCTGTGAAATATCTACAACACTAAATTTGGGTGGAGATGAGTGGCCTATCTTTATTGACCCTACAGGAACAAATAATGTGATAGATGAATATAAAAATATACATAAACCTAATGCACCTTTAGGTGATAGGATTGTTTTAGAACCTGGAGATATGTTAATTTACTCTGGATGTGAGTTAGAACATTGGAGAGAGGAGTTTGAAGGTGATATATGTGGACAAGTATTTCTACACTATAATAGTATAAAAGAAGAACATAATACTAATGTGTTTGATGGTAGACCAATTCTAGGTATAAAACACTGGATGATAGAGTAAAAAAATTATAAATAGTACAAAGAAACTAGATTATACCTTATAAAATAATATAAATATAATAAAGTAATCAACAAAATCTTGGAGAGAGATAGATGAGTAGAAGTAGAGACATATCGAAAGGTACAACTAGAACAGAATTTGTTTTTACAGCAACAGCTGGTCAAACAACATTTAGTACTGATGATACAAGTACAGCATTATCATATGCAGTAGGCAAAATAGAAGTATTTCTAAACGGTATTAGATTGGCACCTGCTGACTTTACTGCTACTAACGGCACATCTGTTGTACTAGCAAGTGGTGCTAACGCAAGTGATGTCTTATTTGTTGTTGCATACGGAACATTTCAGGTTGCAGATTTAGGTAGTGCTTTAACAAGTGCATTAGATTTAGGTTCAAATAAACTTACAGGTTCAGCAATTGAATTAGACTGTTCAGGTGATATTACATTTGACGCCGATGGTGCTGATGTCTTATTTAAAGACGCTGGTACAGAATTTGGTCGTATAACAAATTCAACTTCAGACTTTGTGATACAAACTGCTGTATCAGACAAAGACTTTATAATTAAAGGAAATGATGGTGGTGCAACAATAACTGCTCTTACCATAGATATGTCAGCTGCTGGTGCGGCTACATTTAATGATGATGTAACTGCTTTCTCTGATGTAATACTTAAAGATAACATAGACACTATTGATAACGCTTTAGAAAGAGTACAAGGAATGAGAGGTGTTTTCTTTAATAGAAAAGATAATGATGTTACAAGACAAACAGGTGTTATTGCTCAAGAAGTAGAACCATTTCTTCCTGAGGTGGTAAGAGAAACTAAGGACGAAAAGAAAATCAAGTCTGTTGCATACGGCAATATGGTTGGAGTACTTATTGAGGCAATAAAAGAATTAAATGCTAAAGTAGAGGAACTTCAAAATGCCGATAAAGAACGCAGGAACATTTCTTAGAATATCTGAAATTGCAACTGAGTTTAACGACCCAGCACCTCATCAAATGTCTGAGTTTTATCGTGGTGGTGGTCTAGTAAATGATGTTTCATCAAACAATAATGTACCTACATCTGGTACTATAAGATTTGGACTATTTTACGGCGCAGGTAATGCTATATCGGTAGCTGCCACTTCAGGCACAAATATTGATGTTGCACCTTTATTTCCAGGCACATTCACAAATACAGAAGCTAAAATTTTAACGATTGCTTCTGATGTTCAAATTGTAGGAAATCCTGCCTCATTAACTGTTCCTTCAAACATGGCTGGAACACTTGATATTCAAAACGCAGGAAACATTATCGGTTCAAGAGGTAATGGTGGTAATGGAGGTTCAGGTGGTAATGGTACTGACGCTAGTGCTGGTGGAAATGCAATTTCTATTCAATCAAATGGCGTTACATTAAACAACTCAGGAACAGTCTCCGGAGGCGGAGGCGGAGGCGGCGGAGGGGCCGCAGGTGCTTCTACTCAGAACTCTAGTCAAATAAACTTTGGGGCGACAAACTATAGCCCTACTTTTGGATGGAGAAAAAATTTTGGTATATCAGGTATATTGTCAAATAATAGTGGTTTTATTAATGCAAATCCAGCTTATAGCATAAACTTTTCCCAGCCTGGTGCTAATACAACACAAATGAATAAAACTAGTGGTACAGGAGCACCAGCACGAATCAACAGAGGTAATCCATTAAATGACCCTGGTGGTGTTAACCCACACGCTAAAAGATTTAATGTTGGTGGAGGATTTTACCAACAAGTAACCAATACTCCTGGTGGTAATGGTGGTGGCGGTGGTAATGGATATGGATGGGATGGTTCATCTATTGTAACTGCTCAATCAGGTTCAGCAGGTTCTAGTCCAGGTGGTGCAGCTGGTGGTGCTGGAGGTGGTGCAGGTGCAGCTGGTACTGATGGTTCAAACAGTCCAGCATTTAGTGGAGGTTCAGCAGGTGCAGGTGGTAATTCATTAACTTCACCTGGTTCAGTAAACTACTCAGTATCTAATTCAGGTACAATTAACGGAACACAAGGATAATGCCAGCAAGAATAATACACAACGAAGGAACAATCAACGGTTCAAAAGAACATGTTTATGTAGAGTATATACTTGTAGGTGGTGGTAATACAAATCACGGTGGACAAGTAATAAAGAATTTTGGAAGAATTAAATGTAAAACTATTGTAAATATTTTGATAGGTGCAGGTAATATAAAAGGATGCCCTTCTTCAATTACATGGAGTGCAAGTGATAACACAAAAGCTCAAATTGTATCTGATTATGGTTTTGAATATTTAAAAGATAGTAATTGGCACAATGATAAAGTCATTGCAAAAGGTGGAGAAGAAACATTGGTTATAGATAATCTAACAGGCGAAGAAGTTAGATACGGCGACAATGTAAATAGACCTGGCACATGTGCAATTAAACTGTTAGCAACAGACTATACAAATGCAATAGTAACAGGAAACCCAACTGTAAACACAGATGGTGATTATAAAATATTAGTTTGGAATCAAGCAGGAACAATACAGGCACCATAATGGCACACTTTGCAAAAATA